TCTCTCATAGCTTTTTCTTCATCTGATAATAAATCCCAAGCAGCTTGTGCAGCTTGTACTTCTGCATCTACGATTGCTTGTGCTTCATCTTTACTTTTAACAGTACCTAACACTTTGTTTATCCAAAAATTTGCATCTTTGTTATGTGCTGGTACTTGCCAAATGTTTCCTGGAAATCCTGATATTTGAAACTTAGCAGATTCGCTATGTTCAATAAATCCTTTTCCCCAGTTATTAGCTAAGATGTATGTTTTTGTATGTGCCATATTTTCCTCCTGTTAACTTACCGTTATTGTTTTTGTTAATGCTACTCCTGCACCAAGCCATTCTTCTGTTGCTGCTAAAGTAGATCCATCATTACCACCAGCTGCTAAAGCTGCAGTTTGTGTTCCTGCTCCTGCTAGTAAACTTCTTGCTGTGTTTAAACTTGCAGGAGATGTTACCCAACTTGTTCCATCATATTCTTCTGTAGCTCCTGTATAAGCTGTACCAGTATAACCACCAAAAGCTAGTGCTGAAGTTTGTATACCTGCTCCTGCTAAATCATATCTTGCTGTGTTTATAGGATTAGAACTAGTCCAACTATTACCATCATATTCTTCTGAAGCTGTAGAAACTCCTGGAAGATCACCTCCAAAAGCTAATCCAGCTGTTTGTGTTCCTGCTCCTCCTAAAGCAATTCTTGCTGTATTTAAAGGATTAGATGATGTCCAACTTGTTCCATCATATTCTTCTGTAGCTCCTGTATAAACTGTACCAGTATAACCACCAATAGCCAAACCAGCAGTTTGAGTACCACAACCAGCTAAATATCTTCTTCCTGTGTTTAAACTTCCTGGACTAGATGTCCAACTATTTCCATCATATTCTTCTGTTGCTGTTGAAATAGTTGTAGCAAAACCACCAAATGCTAAACCAGCAGTTTGTGTTCCAGCACCTGTTAAATTTCTTCTTGCTGTGATCATAGAATTTACTGAAGTCCAATTTGTTCCATCATATTCTTCTGTTGCACCTGATCCTGTAGGTGGTGGATTACCACCAAATCCTAAAGCAGCAGTTTGAATACCTGCTCCTGCTAGTTGATATCTTGCAGTATTCATATTATTACCAGTTGCCCAAGCACCAGCTGTTGTAACAGAAGTTACTTTCCAAGAACCTGAAGTAGAATTATACCAAACTTGTCCTATATTAGGATCAGCAGGGTCAGCTGAAAGACTTTGAATTGAAAAACCTTTTATACCTTTATATTCACTCATTATTTATTCTTCAGCAACCAACCTTGCGTTCCATCTACATAAACTAAAGTAAATGCTGCTCTCTCTACTGATACAGTTAAGTCTGATGCTGCTCCTTGAATTGGATTGCCATTTCTAGCAATAGTTAAATTGTTCGTATCAAATGTTCCTGCGTAATCAATGAAAGTAATAAAGTCTCCAAGAGATGGAGAACCTGGAAGTGTTGCAGTAATTGCAGCAGAAGTTGTGTTAATGAAATATCCCTCACTAGCTACAGCATTGAAGTTTCCTGTTTTAACAGTTTGCCAAGATTCTCCACCTGCTACATCTCCAAAAGATAAATTTCCTGAACCATCTGTCTTTAATGCTTGATCTGCCGAACCATCTGCTATTGGTAAAGTTAAAGTAAAGCTAGACGCAAGAGTTCCTGCTTTTAAACCAATGTAATTTGTGCCATCATCTGTATCTTCAAATATTCTTAAGTTACCAGCTTGTGTGGCATTACCTGAAATGTTTACAACACCAGTTCCATCAGGTGCTAAAGTTATGTCTCCATTTGAAGTAGATACGATTGAATTAGTATTAACATCTAAGTTACCACCTAATTGTGGAGTAGTATCTTCTACTACGTTTGCTAACTTACCATTGATTTGAGTTTGAATTGCAGAAGTTACTCCATTGACATAACTTAATTCCGTATTGCTGACATCTCCATTTCCAATCTTACTAGCATCAATGGAATTAACTGCTAATGTTATTGTACCTGATGATGTTATTGGTGAACCTGATACTGTAAACTCTGAAGAACCTGCATCTGCTACAGCTACTGAAGTTACAGTACCAGTAAAAGATGGTTGTACTTGAGAGAAAGTAATATTAACGCTACCAATGCTTCCGCTATTATCGGTTGTGCATAAATAAATCTTGTCTGCATTTGTTGATCCTTCTTGAACGATTACTAATTGTCCAGCTAGTTCAGCAACAGTATCAAAGTCAGGATCTCTACTTGCTGCTCCACTTGCAGGTACTATGTATATACCATTTTGAGTTTGGTTTGTCTGATCTTTTACTAATATCTTATTACCTGTTACTAAGCTAACTCCATCTAAGGTATCTCCATTTTCTAAATCAGTAGCTAAGTCAAGGTTTGCAGTAGTAGCAAGTCTTGTAATAATTCTAGTTTTTAATCCTGCAACTAAATCATCAACGTAAGTTTTTGTCGTAACGTCTGAACCTAATGAAGGAGTTGACATACCAGTAATTGAACCACCAGTAATCGTAACGTTATTTGAATCTTGAGTAGCAATAGAACCAAGACCTAATGAAGTTCTTACAGTAGCACCTGATTCAGCTACAAAGTTAGTTCCATTACCAACAATGAAATTACTATCAGTTGGAGTAAGTCCAGCAATGTCAGTTAATTGAGCATCTAAAGGTTGTTTATTACTAAATTGAGTTTGTATGGCACTTGTTACACCTGATAGATAACCAAGTTCAGTTGATGTAACAGATGATGCAGCAACTTTGCCTGAACCATTAGATTCTAATGCTCTTGATGCTGTTAAGTTAGATGATGTAATTGTTGAAGCACCGCCAGTAATCGTTGCTTGTTTAGCATCTAATTGAGTTTGAATGTTTGATGTTACGCCATTTAAATAATTGAATTCTGTATTGTCAACTACACCTGTTCCTAATTTAGCTGCATTAATATTTGCACCTGTAGCAACTTGTGCATCTGTAATTAATTCAGTTGGTATGGAATTATTTGTTTTACTTAATATACCTATGAAAATATTTGTAAGAGCTTCATTAGATAATGAACCACTATCCCAAGTAACGTTAACTGTAGTATCAGTTGAAAAAGATGATGATGAAATTGTTCCGTAAATAGTTCCTGGTGTTGGAGCAATAACTTTAATTCTACGACCTTCATGATAAACTGATGTTACATCAGCACCAGCAATCGTAAATGAAGTTCCTGATACATAAGCAGAAGTATATGCACCACTACCATCTCCATACTCAATCCATTCTGCATCATTGAACCAATCTCTTGTGTTCTTCATTAATGCTCTAATGGCATTGTTTAAGTTTGAAGGTAACATACCTTCACCAACGAATATTGAATTTAATGATGTGTTACTGGCTTGTGTTGTTGAATAATCTTTAATATTTGTTGCCATCTAATCTCCTATGAACCAAGCAAATGCTTTGTTGTTTTCAATGTTCTTTTCATTAACCAATACGTTAACAGCTTCTTCAATTTGTCTTTGGAAGAACTCTTGAGTATCTAAACTATATCTAACGTTATCTATATCAGTTCTATCCGTCATCTTCCACCTGCTCTTGAAGCTACAAAATCAACTCCTTGTGCATGATTCCAAACTGTACCTGAAGGAATCTTAACATTAGCTCTAATATATCTTCCTGAACTTCTAACTGGTACAGTACCACTTGTTACCATTGATGAATAAGAAGATACAGTTGGACTATCTGCTAATCTTTCTCTTGTTGAAATTGCTACAGTAGCTTGTGCATCAACAATTGGTCTTACTTCTGTAATATCACTTCTTAAACCTGGAAACAACTCTAATTCTGTAGTCTCTAATTCAACCTCTCCAGGATCGCCAGAAAATATGGCAGCTTCATAAGAATCATTTATAGCACCTAAATATAACTGACCACCATTCCAAAATGGTGTATCTAATGAAATATTAATGTTTTCTAAGTTTTGAGAAATCAAGTCCATTTGCTCTACAGTATAAGCACCTACGAATTGAGTAAATATGGTAGAAGCATTTACGTTAGCTAAAGACCATTTTTCAGTAACGTAATTGTAAATAATTACTTTATCACAAATACCTGTAATGTTACCTGTGTTAGAAGCACCAGGATATAACCATATTGCTAATTGATTGAATGGGTCAACTGCTGCTACGATACGATCTGTAAAGGCTTTGTTTAAATCTACATCAAAAAATCTATTTACTTTTTCTGCACCAATCGGTTTGACTTGATCTCCATTAATTTCAAAGAAACCATCATCTGCATAAAAGAAAGCTCTACGATTATCTTGGCAAACTGTCTTACCATATACTGCACCTCTGTTTGGAGAGATTACTGAAAATCTAAATACTGTTGCACCACCAACGTAGTCCATTCGTAATATTTCGTTTTGTCTAAACACATAACCATACTCACCTGATGTTATCGCTACGATCTGTCCACCTGAACCTGGTAAATCTTGAAAGTCAGATTGTTTTGTTCCTGCTGCCCAAGTCGTTAAGTCATTGATACCGCACCATTGAACTCTGTTTCTATTTCCAGTTTGGTTTCCTGTAACTAAGAAATCCCTAATGACACCTGATGTTCTAAATA